CCCCGTTACACCCCCAGTACCCCCAGCACCTACCGTTACTGTATAAGCCGTTCCAAAGGTTGCGGTAAAACCTGCGTCAGTTCGATAGCCACCTGCGCCACCACCACCTCCTGTGTTTTGAAGATTTTGACCTCCACCACCCCCACCACCACCAGCGATGACGAGGTATTCGACGGTTGTTGTGATTGGGCCTCCTTTTGCACCCAACACCATAAGAGAAATGCCACTCACGACACATTCCCCGTAATGACACACACGTTGGCATTAGCAAATAACACTGTAGCTACCCCTCTACTTGCCAGGTTTGCCGTAGCTACATCAGTGTCCGTACCCGCAATATAGGCCGTAGTAATGACACAGTTGACCGTTACCGCCGCATTTGTGTTATTGAACATAGAAATGACATCCCCGTTGGCAAAGGTGCCATCAGGAATCGTCACAGAGCCTCCAGAAGTGATCTGGATGTACTTGCCTACGTCAGCAGCAACAAGGGTGTAGGAAGTGTTTTTAGGGCCACCGTCAGGCACATTGCGATAACCTATCCTAAAGCCTGATCCACCCTCGGTAAACGACACCGCATTAGCACCAGACGAGAACAATCCTGTGTCTGTATCTTGGGTAAAGGTTAAAGATGGGCTTGCAGCATTGCCGTTAGCCAGCGAAGCCACCGTTACAGTCACATTGCCACCCGTAATTACCGCATTTCCAGACTGTAGATTGGTGACGTTGGCTGTCGTAATGTTGGCTAGTGTGATGACAGCATTAGTGACAGTGATGTTTGCTAGCGTTTCTACGCCGTTAGATATGCCATTTACGGCATCTGCTAAGACATCAAAGTTGGCATCAAGCTGTGACAGCGGTATAGACGCTGTAGCAGTAGCAAAATCATTAGGAATGACGACTGGAAGTGCCATGTTAGAACCTCGCTCTTAATTCATGTTCAAGTTGGAAGCCGTTGATCGTAAACGGCACAGTATCCCCTGTAAGGGTTATTCCTAGGTACTTACCATACATTTTTGCATCAGCCCTGTAAAGGAAATATCCAGAGGTTGTGCTAACCCCACCTACCCATCCTATAACTATGGAAGAGTTGTTAATCCAAGGGATAGGATTGTTCTGGTCATTAAGCCACAGCACCGTATTAGAAAAGTCTATGACTGGCGACTGTTGGTTTTCTGAGTCTATAAACGCCCCTAAGATGACTGATGCTGACCCAAGGGTAGCCTCTATGCCTACTTTCAACGACTGTTTGTCTCTGATTGGGTCGCCCATAGGCCAGAGAGCCGTCAGAATCTCCCACTCTATGCCTGCTGTGCTGTTCTGATAAAACTTTATAAGGTTTGTGCCTGTAGTGCCATAGAGCAGGATGTTGCCATCTTGCACCGCAGAAACCGTACGAGTGATGCTATTTCCTTGGCTGGTAACAAACCATTTACGGTCAAAGAACACTGCTTGTATTTTGCGTTCTGTACCGTCATCGTCATAGGTAAACGTCCAGGCAGCGCACAGGATGTTGTTGATAAGCACCTGTCCAGCCGTAATAGGCTTAGTAAAGTCTATGTTTGTGAACAGGCTATCAATCTCATCGCTGATCTTAGAGGTTGTAGCACCCACTAGAGCGTACACACCGTACTTGTTCAAAAACAGAATAGAACGAAAGTAAGGGAAGATAGCAAATTTGAAGTTAGAACCAATAGAGGCAGAAACGTTGGTGTTGGTAAATAGCGTCTCTCCAGTGATTGAGTTGATGCGTACGTCAGAAAAGACGTTAATTGAGTCTTCTCCGAACAAGTATAAGAAGTTGTTTGCCGCAATGATCTGGGCGATGTCCGTTCTAAGGGTAGAGTCGGTTATCGTAATAAAACCGCTACTGACCGAAACAAAGTCGTTGTAAGTATCAGCAGCAGAGTAGTAAACCGTACGACCATCAGCAATCCAAGTGCGACCAGAAAAAGTGGCAATAGAAGAGCCGTCCTGATCCAAGATATTGCAAGTAACATTTGCTCCTGTACCTCCACCGCTATCAGTAATAGTAATGTTAGGCGCTGCCGTGTAGCCTGTACCAGCCTCTGTAACGATAATCTGAGAAATGGTATTGCCTAGCAAGACGGCTTCACCTTTGGCTAACTCTCCTCCTGTTTGCCCTGGAGCATCAAAAGTAACCACTGGGCTTACATAATTAGCGCCGCCAGAATGAACATTGACAAAGCTAACCGAACCTACGTTTACAAGATTCGTGCCATCCCATGTCTTATAGCCGTTGTTCTCATCAATAATGAGCACCCGCTCGTTCTTCCATTGCACGATCTGCACGCCACCATTGGTAAAGGTGTTGGCATTGGCAATGTTGCCTAGCGTGTTGGTGTCAATGTTGACGTACTGCGCTGAGCCATCTTCTTGAAAGGCAAACAGTAGCTCATCGTTATTGATGTTGGCTGATGCTAGATAGGTAACGGTGTTAGAAAACGTTACCCCACTTATGTTGTCTGGCGCATTGACAATTTTGATGTTGCCAAAGCCAATAGGTTGCGCGTTTTCTAACCAGGCAAACTGGCCTTCTTCAATCGCAGTACGATTGTTTTTGACATTGATGCCTTTGAAGTCTTTGCTTACAAAGTAGGACTTCTTTTGCTCTAGGGCTGCCATTTAGTACCCCGACTGATAGACAGACGGCAGCCTACGGGTAAACGTGCTGTTTAGCGCCCCTAGTATCTGTTTCGTGTATTCCTGCTTAAATATTTCTGACTCGCCATAACTCTGTTCTTGATACTTAGCTTTGTGCGCTGCAAAGTATGCAACAGCCTCAGTAAATGGAGAGGGTATCTGCGTATCATCAGACGATCCATTTACAAGCGGGTCTGGCAAGACTACGGTGTCGAGTTCTAATTCGTATGCTTGATCTGGCTTAGGGCCAATAAAGATGGTCTTGGCTCCGTACATAGAAAACCCAATAGGTCTTCCATTGTAGTTTTGCCAGAAACGAAGTTGAGCATTAAAGTCAGTCCAGGCCATGTAATACAAAGGCCAACGACTATCACCCCAGTAAAGATTGATGTTGAGTACATCTATCGTCTGGTCGCCTTCAGGCAGGGTGCTAAAGGCAATTGTTTCTTGACCGACAGACATGGTGTATGACTGCAAGATACGGCGACAACCGCTGTCTTGCACCACATGCGTTCTGCCCTCATTAACGTAGTCAGTTATCTCTTGAGTAGTCCAAAAGTTCCCGTTTACGTCATGCAGCAATCGCCGAGTTTCGGAGATGTATTCGTTTAGCGTTGGCATACATTCTCATATCATTGGAGCTGCTGATGGACTTTGGCTACGCTTCTGCCTTTGGGGGGAACCTTTGGCATTGGCGTAGCTACTCGCTCCACCACCGGGGCTGACAAGTGGACTTTTTTCTCTGGCTGGTCAGAAATATCTACCGCCGCTAAACGCTCTTTAGCGCGTTCGAGGTCGGTGTTCATTTTCATCCATCCAAGTCTTACGAAATACGGTTGTTTATCTTCATCGCCAAGCCCGAGAATGTGCTTTACGGCAGCCTCTGGAATCTCTATTTCTTTGTTGCACTCAAAGACGTATTCCACGTTTTTGAACGAACTAGAAAAAGTAATTCCTCGATTTTTGACGTAAAGCACTTTACTCATAGCGTGACAATATCTCCGTAGATAGCAACGTCACAAGTAACACTTGAGACTGCTACGTTAACGTTAAAGAACAGTGCAGATTGGGTAAATACATTGGCATTTGCAAATGCAGACAACGTTAGATTTACATAAGCAGATGTACTTGCTGCTGCTGTAAGCGTTGCCGTATCTGCTACGTCCGTGCCTCCAGCAGCGGCTGCGGTGTGAACACCGACTTCCGCTGTAGTAGCGGCTGCTGAAAAATTACTGAGAGTAATTTGACGAACAATGTATTTAGCACCATCTTGCATGGAAACAACGGTATCACCAGCCGTGCCAATAGACTGACCCGGAAGGAAACCAAGGCGTTTGTATCCAAAACCATCTGGATACTCACGACCAACGGCATTTGCATCCATGTTTGGCTCCTTTAACTGTTGTAGGTGCCAGAAGCAGCCTGTTCACTACCAACAACAACATAATTTGAAGTTGCCAATGCCGAGCCAACGTTGGTAATCCGCACGTTAACGCCGTCTGAAATAAAGAACCCAGACGATGCGTTAGCAACGGGATTAACAAGAGCACTTGTGGCTGAACCAGTAATGCCTACGTTAGCAAACCCAGTGCCGTCAGACTTGTTGTTGACTTGGACAGCAACGTTAGCAACGGGGTAGATAATGTAAGCGCCAGCGGTAAGCACAGACGATGCACCTGAAGTCAGGCTAGTAGAGCCTGCTACAAAGTACGCCGCAGTGCTATTTGCATTAGCGTTGGCAAGAAGGATTTTTGCTAAAGCGAGTGACATGTCTATCTCCTTAAAGGGTCAAAGAGTTATAGCCAGTCACCTTCGTCATCGACTTGGGCTTGGTACTGACCATCTCAGCGATCATCAGAACGGCACCAACATAGCCAATTTGGAAGTTCGGGAGAGTAGACTCAAACCCGGTAAACGCAAAC